ATCGATCCGAAGAACAAGAACGCGAGCCGGTTCAGCCGTCTGGCCGGTGTAATGCGCGATGGCAAGGAGCAGAAGCTCTTGGCTGTCAATGTGGGCGCAGTGAACTGGGAAGCGTTCAAGGACGACATGGACGCGCAGGACATGCCGATGGAGTTCTCGATAGATGCCATCATCGAGTACGATCCGCAGAATGATCCTGACAATCTGATCGGAGATAGGTGGGTTCGACGCGGATCTTCACTTCTCTTTGTGGGGCAAAGTGGATGCGGCAAAAGCTCGATGGCCGCGTATCAAGGTCTGAAATGGGCGTCCGGCGAAGCTTGGTTTGGCGTCAAACCCGTCCGGGCGCTAAAAGTAGCTTACATTCAGGCGGAAAACGACATCGCCGATCAACATGATGCGCTCAAAGGCGCTGCTCAGATGACCTTTGGTAAGGAGAACTGGGAGCGAGGTCTTCGGAGTGCCAATATGTTATTCTTCCGCGAGACGGTGAGAACGGGTTCTGACTTCGCGACGATGCTGCGCCGACTCGTTCGCAAGACTAAGGTCGATGTGGTTTATATCGATCCGCTGCTCTCCTACATGGGCGGCAATCCATCGGATATCGAGGTCTGCGCGAACTTTACGCGGCATCTGCTCCAGCCGATTATGATGGAGACAGGCGTAGTTCTGATTCTCGTTCATCACTTCCCGAAGCCCAAAGGCCGAGACGACAAACCGGAGAGCGTGGCAGAGATGGCCTACTCAGGATTCGGATCGTCGGACCTAACGAACTGGGCCAGAGAAGTGATTGTGATGAAGGAAGTTGGTTTCAATCAACCTCGACAATTTATGCTCGGAATGGCGAAGCGAGCGGATCGTTCCGGCATGACTGACAAGGAAGGAAAAGTCACCGGATCGATTATGATCCAGCGTGGTACGGGCGGCGACATCTCGTGGAACTACGCAGATCCACAGAAGTTCGTCGTCGATAAGGAGTCGGCCAAGAAGCCGTACGTCAAAGGACGATATCCTAAGCGTTAGCCTTTTCGCGCAACGCTCGACGACGACCTTTGGCAGCAAGAGACAAAAAGCCTTTCTTGCCGTATTTTTTCATGCCAATGGATGCCGCAAGAGCCTTCGGGTCTTTGACGCCCTTGCTCTCAAGACTGCTAACGAGTTTCTCGTAACGTCCGCCACCGCCAAGTTTCATCTTGTCCATAAAATGTAGAATGAGTTGTTGCTGACGAAATCACCAAGCGGCGCAGGACCAAAATTTAGGCGTCGTCTTGTCCTTCGCCTCCGCGCAGTTCATCCGCGCACGAAAATTCTTACGACGCTCAGGATTCGACTTCTTGATCGTCATATCAGGATCGCCGAAGCGAACCTTGATGACATTGCCGTTGTCGTTCTTAACGTACACCGCGCTCTTCTTCCGCTCACCCGGCGTGTAGAAGGGCTTGTTCAGCGTCACCTTCTTGCCCTGATAGGTATTACCTTTCTTGGAGAGGGAGGTTTTCATTTCTCAAGATCATCTTCAATTATCCGGTAACGATCTTGCTCCATCTTCAGCACCCTTGGCCAAAGACGCTCGAAACGATTCATCTGCGCTTGCGTAGCTTCGTTAATCGGCTTTGAAACAATGTTAAGGTATTCTGGAGTCTTTACGACACGCCCAACGGCAGCGGCGGTTGCATTGTTAATTCCTTTTCCAAACAATCTGTATGCAGCGTATCCACCAAGACCGGCTCTCATGCCAGTCTCACCGTAAGCCTGAAAACCAACAAATCCAGCCAAAGCTGGCAAAACCAGTTCTCTGAAGACGCTCGGTTTTCCAAGATCGGAAACCTGCTCCAATTGATTTGCAATTTTTGTGATGCGAGAGATTCCGTCGTCTCCAAATAAACCCTTGGTTATTCCAAAGTATTTGCCGGGAGCTTCGCTTGTTCCGACAAGATCTTTGATTTTTGCTGTGTTGATTTTGTTTCCGTCAACTGATTCGGCTATGATACGTCCAACCAAAAGGTTTTGAGCATCACCTATCAGATCCGGCCTTGATTGACCAACAGCCTTGAGGAACTGCTTGCTACGGTAGTTGAGAGATTCCCCCTCCTTGGCAACCAAGAAATCAATCAGGCTAGAAGGTTCAAAACTTTCAAGCTGACCTCCCGGTTCCAATGCTTTTTTAACGGCTGCGTTGAACCTTCCACGCGCATTGCTGGCAGTTACAACTGCCTCTTCAAGTGCTTTGTACAAAGGCTTTCCGCCCTGCGTCTCAATGTTCCTGATAACATCGTCCAACTTGATCGTGTCGAGAACATCGACGTTTTTAGCGCGAGCATCTCGAACTTTGGCTTCAATAGCCGCAAGAGAATCAATGATCCTCTGTTCCCTTGACGTTATGTTCTCGGCCTTGAGGATTGCCTTAGCTTTTGCGATGTCGCCTTCCTGCTTGATTGCCGCATCCAGTTTTGCCTGAGCGCCAGAAATGTTGTTATCAACATCATTTCTCAAAGCGTCGATTTGACCTTTCAGATCATTTGACTGCTTTTCTAAAGATGCCTTCTGGTTGACTAGCGAACTGTATTTTGAGGCAACATCGGTTATCTCGGAAATGTCTGGAAACAATTCGTCAATAACCTCTTTCTGAAGACCAGTCGCCTTTCCACTGTTTCCAGCAGTAATCGCCTTCAGGAAATCATTTGGATTTTCACCGCGTGACTGAATGAAAACAAACTGCCTCAAATCCGGCTTTATCTCGTCGTATCGAGTTCCAAGGAGGTTTTTTAGAAGCCTCAGATTTTGAGGTCCAGTTGCGCCAGCAATGGTTCCAACGATTCCCGGCATTCCACCTTGCTCACCAGCCTCTCGTAAAATTTTGTCAGCAAAAAATCCTTTGAATCTTGAAATACCTTCTCGATACGCAGCGTTTTCCTGCTGCAAAGCTGTTTTAAGGGCAGGATTGGACGCTAAAGCCTCATCAAGCTGTGAGTTAATTTGATCAAGATCTTCAAAAACTGAATAATCAGCTTTTTGAACAGGCTTTCCAAAATTGATTTTTCGAAGAATATTTGTGCGTTTCTGACGCAGTTGATTTACCGTGTACTCTTTTGTCACCTCTTCTCCGGTTGGAGATATTTCGGTGACTGTTAATTTTGTGTTTTCAAGATCAGGGTCGATCTTTGCATAACCCTCATTTCGATCTTTTTTGAACTTATCAAGCTCCTCTTGAGCAATCTGCTGTGTTTTAAGACCAAGCGATTCTTTGGTGATTCCACCAGTAGGGCCATATCCAGCAGCTCGGCCTGCCTCAATGCTGGCAATCTGCTGGTTTAGATCAGCGACTTGAGCGTCGATTCGCTGTCTCTCGACAGACTCTACCGGCAACGACTCGCGCTGCTTTTGAAGCTGATCGATTTTATCTCGAAATCCCTGAGACTCAACACTTGCACGACCCTCTAATGCTCGAAGCGCATCTGTCAAACGTGCATCACGTGAAGCATTTCGAACATCGCGCAAATTGGTGATTCGATTGCGAAGAGCTTCAGATTCTCCAACAAAAGAGTCGATTGCATCGTTGGCCACCTTATTGGCCTGCTCATCTGGAATCGCTATTGATTTCTGGAGTTCGGTTTTGATTGCGTCAGAAAGATCTTGCCCAGTCAAACCGGAAGAACCGGCAGTGTTCATCGACTGGCTGACAACATTTCTGATCTGTTCCTGAAATTGCTGCGGGTTCAGCTCTGAATTTGGAGAGTAAAGAGTACGAGCAAGATCGCCGGAAAATCTGTCAAAAATCCCAACTGACCCCTGTTCGACCATTTTCCGACTGATATCTTCTTTTCGCTCCTTGATGAATTGCTGCGTAAACGGACGTTGCAGTTCAGCGGCCCATTCTCTCGCATTAAAACCACTTCTGGCCAAAGCACCGCCACCTCTTGCAAATCCACTTAGAGTTGGACTCAGAAATCCACCAAGCCCAGTTCTAAAAAGAATATTGGACAAGTCAGCGGAGTCTTGGTCCAAGGTTTCAATGCCAGCTTGAAGACCAGATGTTAAAGCGCCGCTTCCAGCTTCTTTTGTAAACTGTGTGAATTTTCTGGCCTGTTGAGCCACTGGAACACCGGGGATTGCCTGAGCAAACATTTCTCCTGCTCGGTACGGTTCTGGAGATACAGTCTGTCCCAACCCTGACGCTGCAAGGTTGACTCCAGCTTCAGTTGCCAACCCGGCAGTAACGCCCATTCCAGCAATAAAGGGTGCAGAAATAAGAGATGCTGAAATAGGAAGTCCGGTTGCAAATCCACGGCGATAGCCACCAGATTCAGCAGCACCCATCGGAGTGAACTCACCAGATTGCTGAAGTCTTCCACCTTCAAAAGGGGCGAGCATTCCGGTCGGCTCGGCCATTTGGCCCATCGTTCCGACAAAACTCTGCGTTTTTCCAATCTTGCTTGCATCCTGAACTGCCCGATTTAATTGAGCAGTCGAACCAACCGCAACCGCAGCCTGAGCTTCAGGCAGCGCAGAAACCACACCCTGCTCTTCACGCCGACGCATCTCGGCGATGGTGGCTGGGCCTTGAGATGGCTTAGGTTGGGCGGAGATTCCTTGTTCCACCTCGTAATCGGAAATGGCCTTGAAGTCCGCTTCTGTAGGCGGATTCGGATTCGACCAGTTGTATTCCAGACCAGACGGAGATGTGATTTTTCCCATGATTACGGAGTGTAACGGAATCCAGAAGTTGCGTTTGTTGCACCTGTGAACGGTGTAACACCGGGAGGAAGCGACGGAGCGGTTCTAGTCGAAGGAGCTGGAGCTGATTGCTGCTGCTGACCAAACGGTGTAAACGGAAGCTTAAATTGTTCAACAAGCTCGTTTGCAAGCCTGACCTGCTCTGGTCTAATCCTGTATTGATCTTTGGAGGAACGAATTGTTTTGTACAAGTCTTCAGCAGACATTTTTGCAAAATTTCTAACATCGTTTGCAAAGTTGTTGCTTTTAATATTTCCAAGAGCGGCAACAAGTCTCTGCATTTCGGGTAAAGTAACAGCCTTTCCAGACTGCTCAAAAGCTGATTTGTTAAAAGTATTTTGAAATCGCTGCAACAAAGCGTAAGCGTCTCTTTCCTCTTGATTCCTTGCGCCTGCCAACTTTTTTTCTATGTCGGAAACTCTTCCATCAATAATCCCAACATACTTCTGCATGGTTTTCGGGCCATAATTTTTTTCAAAGGTATCTAGGTTTTTAACAAGATCGCCAGAAATAGACGCAATTGTTTCATCTCCACTAATCCTAGCTTCAGCTTTTCCGTCAGGCCAATTCCATTTGTTACTCAGAGCGTTCGACTCAATGATATCCTTGGTAGTTTGATCTGGTTTTCCAAACAACGATTCATATTCGCTAACAGCTCTTTCAGACAAACGCATTTTAGCGCGCTCAGACGGAGAAAGCTGCTCTATCTTTCGCTGATCAACAGTGTCTTGAGCTTTCTTGATTCGCTCTTGAAGGGGGATTGTTTTTTCTAGCAGAGAGAATTGCGTAAAAACATCTGGAGTGAGTTTTCCTGTAATCTCTTTCTCTTTGATCTGCTCTCTAATGATCGGCAAATTTTTCTGATAAACCTCTTCGTTAACCTGACCTGTCTGAGGATCAAAAACATCGATGCCCTGATTCTGCATCGCTTCGATGCTATCCGCTCTAAGTTTATCGAACTGTTCGCGAGCCTTGATAATCTTCGCTCGCGGAGAATACTGCTGAAGACCTTGATACGCCTGAGTTGCCTGTTGGTTAAACACCTTTGACCTGAAGCGAGGAAGCGCAGGCATAGCCGCCTTCAGTTCAGGATCATTAAAATAGGTTCCAACTTCCTCATTGAACTTTTGGAACGTGTCGTACTCAGCAGACTGCGCCTCCTGCTCCGCCAACGCCTGAGCATAAGCATTCGACTGAATCTTGTTCTGAAGATCCGACTGGCGCTGTTGCATGACCTGTTGAGCCGTCTGCACCTGCAATTGCTCCATCATCCGCTGCTGCGTCTGTGCGCGGTCAAACAGCGATGCGCCTAGCTGAAATGCTTGAAGAGATTGGTCAGCCATAAATCAAGGTCTGTAGTTTGAGGAGCCGTACTCCGGGAATAGACTCGTAGAAAGCGGTGTGATATCCGACCTCGTCGGAGTCGGTGCATAAAGATTCGGATAAATCTCAGAATCGTTCTGAGGATTGTACGATGGTGGTCGATACGCTCCCGGTTGCTGCTGCATCAATCCTTGATACATCCCATATTGAGACAGAGCGCCTCCAGCAATCCCTCCAAAATTAGTGAACGCGGTTTGAGCCGATTGCTGCATCGGAGACGGAGCGGCAGCAACCTGAGCGGCAGTCAAATCACGTCCGTACATGGCCGACTGTTGTTGCTGAATGGCTCCAATGCGCTGGGCAGGCGTAATGAACATGCTGCTGATTGAGAACGGCTGTGCCATGCCCATCGTACGCTGTTGCTGGATAAAGCTCTGCGCTTGAGCAAGACCTTGATTCTGAATCTGCATCGCTGTCAGACCAAAGTCGCGAGCGAGCAAATTTGTTCGAATGCCTTCTGACTCTTTGAATCCTCCACCAACCGCCCGACCAGCGACAGCTCGTTGAAGCTGCGATTGAACATCTTGATCAACCTCGCCACGCAATCTTGAGCCAATAGTCTTTCCAGCCTGAGCAATAAGCTGATCGTAACCGGGAATCGCACGACGAAGCTGCGCCTCAAGCTGTGACTGCTCGGCGGCGGTCGTCTTGGTGGCCAAATCAGTTGCAGACTCAAGCGATGCGATATTCTGCTGGATGGCCTGCCGCTGCTCTCCCGCAAAATCAATCGGCTTTAGCTCAGGCACCTTGGGCTTCTTGCCACCAAAAAGTCCGCCGAGCAGGCTTCCCGCTGCCGAGATTCCTGCTCCACCCAAAATTGCCGCTCCAAGTCCTATTGCCATAAATTATTCTTTTTGGTTCAGAACCATTGCGAGAATCCACCGCCGTTTAATCCGACGCCGACCATTCGGATCGTTGCGACTGCGTCCCCAAGGTATTGCATCGTTTGCTCCTGAACAGCTTGAACTGCTTTGGCTTCGTAGGCCACTGCTTCCTGAATCAAATCGTTCTCTTCCTTACGAATCGCCATGACCATCAGCTTGATGGCATCAGGACTCGGCGGAATAAGGTAGTCATTGACGCTCGTCGCGTTGATGTGGCGCATCTTCGCCATGACCGTCACCGGCTTATCCTCGTCGTTGTTGCATCGATCCGTCAGGTAACTGCGGCGGTACTGCGGCAAAGTTTCATCAGGGTCGTAAACTGCCAGATCAAGCTCCAGCAAGGTCGTCGCATTGTACTCGTACAACCGGCTTACCGTGTTGGTTGCCTGACGAATGACGCCGGTCAGCGATATGAACTTCTTGGTCGATTGAACGTACGGAGCGGCCAAGGTTAGCTTCTCGCCGTCAATCCAAAGTCCG